AGTACATCATCAGCGGGAATGCGACGGATGCTGCTATCAAAGCTGGCTATGCTAAGAGGTCGGCCGGCCAGATAGGTGAGCAGAACTTGAAAAAACTTGAAATTAAGAAATACATAGACGAAAGATTGGCTCAGCTTGCGTCTGAGAAGATTGCAACACAGGAAGAGGTGCTTACTTACCTAACTTCGGTCATGCGAGGAGAGACGCAAGAGCAGACCTTGATAAGCATCGGAGAGTTAGGTCAAACGATTACGGATATAGATGTCGGAGCTAAAGATAGAATCAAGGCGGCTGAACTTCTTGGTAAACGGCATAGGCTTTGGACAGACAAGGTAGAGGCTGACGTTTCTGGAACGGTGGTGTTTGCGAATGAGTCAGACATACCAGATTAAACAGAATGATATTGTTGTTGACCTACCTAAGACAATAGGCGCTGGGTACGGACAGTTCTGGCGTTCAAGGCATCTTTATCGTGTAGTCAAAGGTTCCCGTGGTTCGAAGAAGTCCAAGACAACCGCTTTAAATTACGTTATCCGTCTTTTGAAATATCCCTGGGCTAACTTGCTTGTCATTCGTAGATACTCAAATACAAATAAGCAATCAACTTATACGGACTTTAAGTGGGCAGCTAACCAACTGAAAGTCGCTCATAAGTTTAAATTTAATGAGTCCTTACCTGAAATAACTGTAAAAAAGACAGGTCAAAAGATTCTGTTCCGTGGTCTGGATGATGAACTTAAAATCACATCTATCACGGTCGATGTTGGTAGCCTTTGCTGGGCCTGGTTTGAGGAAGCGTACCAAATTGAGACTGAAGACAAGTTCAGTACGGTTGTTGAGTCAATCCGTGGTAGCTTAGACGTACCTGATTTCTTTAAACAAATCACAGTCACATTTAACCCGTGGAATGAAAGGCACTGGCTCAAGCGTGTCTTCTTTGATGAAGATACGAGACGAGCTGACACATTTGCTACTACGACTACTTATAAATGCAATGAGTGGCTGGATGAAGTCGATATCAAGCGTTATGAAGATTTGTATCACACGAATCCAAGACGGGCTAGAATCGTATGTGATGGCGAATGGGGAGTTGCTGAAGGTTTAATCTATGAAAACGTGACTGTCAAGGATTTCGATAAGAATGAATTACTACGAGATTCAGCTAATAAATTATGTATCGGTCTTGACTTCGGTTTTACTCACGATCCAACCGCTTTGTGTTGTTCGTTGATAAACGACACAACAAAAGAGATACATATCTTCGATGAAGCGTACAAAGTCGGTCTCATAACCAAAGAAGTCGCTAAGATGATAAAGGATAAAGGTTATCATCGTTCGCAAATTATCGCAGATAGTGCAGAGTCTCGGTTGATTGAAGAATTAAGGTCGGAACACGGTATATCTCGAATTAAAGAGAGTCGGAAAGGTAAGGATAGTATCATGGCAGGCGTGTCCAAATTACAAGGATACGCTATTTATGTACATCCGAGTTGTGAACATATCATGGATGAATTTTATAGTTACTGCTACCAGCGTGACAAAGAAGGTAATTGGTTGAACAAGCCAGAAGATAAGAATAACCACTTAATGGATGCACTACGTTATAGCCTTCAATGTATTGAGGGTGGTAAAGCAACCGTCCGCAGACGTTCTGATTATGGTCTATAGAGAGGAAAGACATGTACCAATATTTAACCTATCCACGAGATGGATATGATGAAGGTTCTTTGAAGAAAGACCTGATTTACAAATTGATAACGAAGCATAGCACTGAAGGTTCACATTTGAAGAAGCTTAAAAGCTACTACTTGGGTGAGCATGCTATCTTAAATCACAAGAGACGCAACGAGAACGCACCTAATTATAAGACGGTAGCCAATCATGCAAAGGATATCGCAGATACGGCTACGGGCTATTTTATGGGCAATCCTATCAAGTACAATAACACTGCTGAAGGTGATATCGATGAACTACTTACAGCCTTTGACGGTGCTGAGATTGACCAAGTAGATGCGCAGAATGCTTTGAACATGGCTATCTATGGTCGTGCTTATGAATATATCTATGCCAAAGAGGGATTGACTGAGTTGGACTCAACTAGTATTGATCCAGAGAATACTTTCATGGTCTATGATGATAGCATTGAGCGGAAGCCTTTGTTTGCGGTTTACTACTATCAAGTTAAAGACGATACGAAAGATACTACTAAGTACCAGGCAGAGGTCTTTACTAAGAATCTGCATTATCACATGGTGCTGAGAAGTACAGATTCAGGAACAACACAGAATGAGGAAGTAGAAGAACATAATCTTGGTCAAATACCAATTATCGAATATCGCAACAACCACTTTGCGATTGGCGACTACGAGCAACAGATTAGCTTGATTGATGCCTATAATTCTTTGATGGGTAACCGTGTAAATGACAAGGAACAGGCAGTAGAGTCTATCCTTGTCTTATATGGTACGCAGTTAGCAGACACGCCAGAAGATGCCAAGGTAGCGATGAAGATTCTTTCTGAAGAAGGTCTTTTGGAATTACCAGGCGATAGTGCAAGGGCTGAGTTCTTGAAGAACACGCTGGACGAAAGTGCTACGGAAATCTTACGCACAGCTCTTAAAGAGGATATCTACACATTCAGCCATGTTCCTAACTTGACTGATGAGAATTTCGCAGGGAATACTTCGGGCGTAGCTATGGAATTCAAGCTGATGGGCCTTGAGATGATTACTAAGACCAAGGAAGCGAACTACAAGCGTGGATTGCGCCAGAGGATTGCTATCTTTGCTCATTACTTGGGTATGAAGCAGATTGCTTTAGAGTCTCATTCAATCGTTCCACAGTTCAGCCGTGGTTTGCCTAAGAACTTGCTAGAGTTATCTCAAATCATCAACAATCTTGAAGGTAAAGTAACGAATAGACAACTTATCTCACTCTTGCCGTTTGTAGAAGACCCAGACGCTGAATTGGAAGCCTTGGAAGAAGAGAAAAAGAAGAACATGGAAGACATGCCGATGTTCAACCAAGACAACACAAAACCCGAAGACGAGGTAGAGGATGAAGAATCAGGAGTATTGGGCGAAGAGGAAAGCCAATCTGATTTACCAGCAGATGGACAAGGCCGAAAAGCAGGCAGACAAGTTCGATAAGGTCTATCAGGAAGCTAAGACTTACTTGGATAAGGAAATCAATAAGATTTTTGATAAGTTCCAACGGGATTATGGCTTAAGTCAGGTGGACGCTAGACAAGTCTTGAAGAACATGAAAGATAAGAAAGACCTGAATGAACTTCGTAAGGTGCTTGAAGCAAGACCGAATGACCCGAATATCCAAAGGCTACTGGCTGATTTAGATAGTCCAGCTTATTCTTTTCGTATGAAGCGCCTGGAGCGTTTGAGTGATGATTTAGACCGTATGCGTGAATCTATCTATCATTCAGAAAAGACAGGCTCAGATGCCTTTTATAGCGACTTGATGAAGGATAGCTACTATAAGGCTACCTTTGACCTACAACAGCAGACAGGGCTGGCATACGGCTTTTCTGGGCTTCCTGAGAGCGAGATAAAACATCTACAGTCTTTTAGTTGGGTAGGTGACGGAAGTACCTACTCAACAAACATCTGGAAGAATACAGGAAAGCTTGCTTCAAGCATAAAAGATGAACTACTCATAAGCCTTATGACTGGCCGAGACACACGAGAAACTGCACAAGCAATTGCTGATCGGTTCAATGTAGGTCAGAATGATGCAAGGCGTTTGGTTCGGACAGAATCAGCCTTCTTTCATAATCAAATGGAACTACTCAGCTATGAAGAAGCAGACATAGAGAAGTACATCTTTGTGGCCGTCTTAGACAAGCGTACATCACGTATTTGTCAGGAGCATGACAATCAGGTCTATGACAGGGACAAGGCTGTCCCTGGCGTCAATTGTCCGCCTATGCACCCTTGGTGTAGATCTACTACTGTCGCATACGACGAGGATGCAGACTACAGCAAGCTGAAGCGTAGAGCAAGGAATCCTGAAACAGGTAAGACCGAGCTAGTACCTGCTGATATGACTTATAAAGAGTGGTATAGCAAGTATGTGGATGGTGTGGACGTCGTTAAGGAATCTAAACCAGAAGTGGATGACAAGATTTTTGTAGCTGATAAACCAAATGAAATAGATGATTTCTTTAAGAAACAAAAATCTTATCAGAAGTGGTATAATGAGCTTACAGATGACGAAAGAAGCGTTATTCATTCTTATACAACAGAAAACTATCATAATTTCAACAATATAAAACGTTATGGACTTGATGAAGCTTTAAAAATTCGTGAAAAATTCTGGTTCGAAAACGATGGAGATGTAGCCGATTTACCTTTTGCTTTGGATATTGTAAAAGATACAGAATCTAATATCCCAATCCTAGAAAAAGCCATTTCAAAATTTGCTCCTGAAAAAAGCTTTAAGGCGTATCGTGGAAGTGGATCTATCTCTGCACTCGGCCAAGACTTGGGGTATCTAGATTTTGAAGTTGGTCAATCCATTAAATTAGATAAAACTTTCACTTCATTTAGTTTAGACAAGAACTATGCAAAAGAGTTTGCGATAGATGGCGAAGGTGCAGATATCCTATTTGAAGTTACTGTTAGAAAAGGTCAAAAAACAGGAGCGTATATAGCTGAGTTAGCGGATTTTAATCCTGAAAAAGAATATTTGATGAAACCAAATTTGAAGTATAATATCATCTCAAAAACAGAAGATGAAAACGGAATGATAATTTATGGTTTGGAGGTGTTAGAAGATGGGGTTTGATAAAGATTTTATAGATAAGGTTTTTTCTAACGGAAAAGATAGAGTCAATCGAGCGATTTATGTAAAACCTGAAGAACTTATTGAAATATCTGATGAAGATTTGAGTTATTTTGGTGAGGGTATCTTTTGTTGCCTTCCTCGCAATCAGTACATAATGGATCACAAAGACGAAATTAGAGAAAAATATAAACTTTCTCCAAATATGCCAAAGATAAACGGCATCTATTTAGGGAGTTTGGTAAAAATGAGGTCATGGACAAGAATTTGGAAAACAAATCCAAGTTTGGAGGGAATAATCGAATTGACAAAAAAAGAAAGCATTTAGAAATTCTAAGTGCTTTTTTTGTGCCCAGACCAGAAAGGGAATTTTGATGAACAAATACAAAAAATTGATAGAATTGATTGAAGATAACGGACTTGAGATACAATCGAAGGAATGTTATGATCCACAGAGTGCTTGGACCGGAAAACATTTGTGGATTGTTGATAAGAAAACACGAAATAAAATCTTTGATTTATCGGGTAATGGCTATTGTTTTGACGACAAATCGGTCGATAAAGCTATTGAAGAAGTTGAAAAATATTTGTCTCTTAAAAACATGAATACTTTTGATGCTTTCAAAGAATGGGTGGACAAGAATGCTAAGCCTCAAAAATGATGATTAGAAAGGAGTAAAGACATGTTTATATGGGATTGGGTATCAATCGCCTTTGGGTGGTTGGTATTTTTGTTGTTAATATTTATTATTATGGCCGTAATCAGCGGAATAATTGAAGGTATAAAGAAAGGAATAGAAAAATGAAAGATTGGAAAGAAGGCTTTATCGATGAGTATAATTCGCTTAAGGATAAATATACAAAATTACATAAAATGGTTATCAAATACGAAGCTGGTACGCTTGAATTTGAGCTAAAATGCTCAATTGAAGTTTTAAAAAATCAAAAACGTGCCATGGGTCAGTATTTATACTGGCTCGAAGTTCGATCAGAAATCGAAGGAATCGAATTATAAAACTAACCGTATGGAATCCCGTACGGTTTTAATATTGTCCAAGCATTGAAGACTCTAAAAGCTATGGAAATTACAGTCGGGGACGACTTTAAAAATAGGAGGTTCGCAATGAACGAAGAAACACAAACAGTCGAAACGGTTGAAGAACAAAAGGTATCTGCAGAACCTGCACAACAACCGCAAGACGAGAAGAAGTACACAGATGCAGATGTCGACGCTATCATCGACAAGAAATTTGCTAAGTGGAAATCAGAGCAAGAAGCTAAAGAAAACGAAGCTAAGAAACTTGCCGAGATGAACGCTGACGAGAAACAGAAATATCAGTTGGATCAGCGTGAGCAAGAATTGGCTGACCGTGAAAAGGCTATTGCTCGTAAGGAATTGACCGCAGAAGCTAAAGAAATGCTAAGTGAGCGCGACTTACCTGTTGAGTTAGTGAATGTAGTTGATTTGACAAGCGCAGAGACTGTATCAGCCTCTATCGGTGCCCTACAGAAATCATGGGAGCAAGCCGTACAGAAAGGCGTACAGGAAAAGTTGAAAGGGAAAGCCCCTATCAATCACGCGCCAACTGTCAACGATGAGTTGACTGTTGAAGAGTTTAGAGCCATGGGATATAAGAGCCGTAACGAACTCTTCCTAAAGAACCCAGAGCTTTATAAGAAATTGAAAGGATAATTGAAAAATGACAGCAGGACAAACTAAATTAGCCACTATGGTTAATCCAGAAGTAATGGCGGATATGGTAGCCGCTAAATTACCTAAATTGATTAAATTCACACCATTAGCGTATGTAGAGACAGAGCTTGAAGGTCAACCAGGTAGCACTTTAACAGTGCCAGCATGGGAGTATGCAGGAGACGCTACTGAAATTGAAGAAGGCCAAGCAATTACGCCAGACCAATTGACTACTAAAAAGACTACTATGACCATCAAAAAAGCAGGTAAAGGGTATGAAATTACCGATGAATCTCTTTTGTCAGGTCTAGGAGACCCAGTAGGTCAAGCGACTTACCAGCTAGGTTTGGCAATCGCTAACAAGATTGATAACGACCTTGTAGCAGTAGCAAAAACAGCGAAACAATACGTAGATGATGCACCTACTACACTTGAAGCGCTTGATAAAGCTCTTGACGTTTTCGAAGATGAAGAAGATGCTCAGTATGTAGCTATCATCAATCCAAAAGACGCAACTAAGTTGAAAACAAACGTAGCTAAAGAATGGGTCAAAGGCTCAGACATTGGTGCAGACGTTGTTATCTCAGGTACTTTTGGTGAAGCAGGCGGTGTACAAATCGTACGATCTAAAAAAGTTGATGAAGGTAAAGGCTTCCTTGTTAAAGTGTCACCAAGTCAAACAGAGACAGACGACGCTAACAAGTACGGAGCTTTTGTCATCTTGCTTAAACGCGACGTGGCTATCGAAACAGACCGCGATATCTTGAAGAAGACTACTGTAATCACAGGAGATGAACACTACGGCGTTTACCTTTACGACCCTACACGAGTTGTAAAATTTGGTGGCGCGTAAGAAAGAGGTGGCGATATGAGCTTATTGCTACGACGTCATTACATTCAAGAAGAGCAGGTTGACCAGTATTCTGATTTAGAGAATAAAACTCTAGAAGAGTTGAAAGCTCTAGCAAGAGAAGCTGGTGTAGCAGGCGCTTATAAGTTGACAAAAGCCGAAGCCATTGAAGTTTTGGAGGAACTAAAGAGTGAAAGTTAAAGTCAAGCAAGAATTTTACGATTGGGAAGCCAACGTAAAACGACTTGCAGGCGAAGAACTTGACCTTACTGATACACGATATGCCGAGCTTGTAGAGAATTTTGCAAGCAATGGCGTATCTGTATCAGATATCCTTGAGGAAGTAGGCGGTACTGAAAGCTACAATCCAGTAAGTTATAGCCCAGTCAGTACCGTTCAGGCCCCTCAAGTGTATGTGTCGGGAGAGACTACGCCTTTAAGTCAAGAAGGAGTTTAAAATGTCTATAGAGTTGCTGAAGAAAATGACAGGCGAAGAAGATACTCAGCTTCTCATGTTGCTCCAAATGAGGGCTACAAATCTTATCTTGTCAGAGACTAATCGCACATCTTTGACACCTGCTTTAAGTCTCTTAATACCTGAGGTTGCTATCGAGCTCCACAACCGTTCAGGAGCGGAAGGAGAGCACTCTAGAACCGAGGGTGGTATAGCAGTAGTCTACGGAGAAAACGGCCTGTCTACGGGTCTTCTACAGCGTATCCGCATGCACAGACTAGCAAGGGTGGCAGGCCATGTTTTTGAAGCAGAGTAGACTGAAACCTTATCCAATGCGACGGTTTGAAAAGACTGTCACAGAGGAAGGTGTCGCAAAAGAAGGGTATGCCAATGAAGCTGAGACAGTCCGTCTTGAATTGTGGCCAGCTAGTAGCAAGCTACAATCTGAATTGTATGGCGAGCGTGTCAACGACATTTTGAACGCCAATGCCAACAAGTCAGCTACTATCAAAGTGAAGGACGGTGTGTGTATCGATAGCCAGACGAAAGTGACTCATAAGGTTATTTCTAAAAAGGTTTACACACACCATCAAGTTTTGGAGTTGGAACGTGTCAGAGCTACTAGGGGCGGATAGGCTCATAGCTAAGTTCAGAAAGTTGTCAGATGTTGCGCAACGGGATATTGTTTCAAAGGCGGTTCATCATGCAGCCAAAACCATTGTCCAAACTGATGCAAAAAGACTGGCACCAGGCAACAATGGAGAACTTAGAAATAGTATCAAGACTAGGGTTAAAATGGACGGAGATAAGGTTATAGGCGAGGTTTATACCAATCTGCACTACGCTCCTTACGTTGAGTTTGGTACAGGGCCAAAAGGACAAGCTAGCCATTCGGGTATATCACCAGAGGTCAGCGTGTCTTACAGGTCTAGTCCGTGGTATGTGCATGAAGACCAAATCAATGTAGGACCGTACCACTTTCAAAAGATTGGGGAGTTCTACAAGATGTATGGTCAACCTGCCCAGCCTTATCTTTATCCAGCTTTGAGAGACAATCAAGAGCGTGTGTCTAAGAATATTTCGAATTATGTCCGTAGAAAGATAAGAGAACAAATATAATGATCAATATCAAGCCTGTTATTTATAAAGAATTGCAAAAGGTCGCAGATAATGTGACTGATACTTATCCTAGCGATTGGGAGACATTCCCAGTCGTTATTTTTTTAGAAGAACAAAACAAGCCGGGTGAATGGTTTGATGACCAGGAACAAAAATCATCTATCCGCTACAAGGTAGATATCTTTGATGATACCAGCACTAGTGAGTTAGCTGTTAAAATAAATCAGATTTTTGAGTCTTTAGGTTTACGAAGAACCGATTGCCAAGACGTGCCAGACCCGTCTCATTTGAGACATAAAGTCATGCGTTTTGAAGGTGTTGTTGACTTACACTCAGAGCTTGTTTTTCAATTTAGAATGGAGAATTAAACATGTTAGCAAACGGAATTACGTTGTCTTATAGAAAAACAGAAGGTAGCTATACTAAGCTCGTAGGACTTAAAGAAGTACCAGAGTTTGGTATCGAACCTGAAAAAGTCGAGAACACTACTCTTGAAGATAAAGTTAAGAAGTATGAGTTCGGTATCGGTGACGCAGGGGAATTGGAATACAAATTCTCTTACAAGAACGATAATGAAAACGCACCTTATCGTGTATTGCGTAAAGCCGCAGACAATAAGGAAAAACTCCAATTTGAACAAGCTTACCCTGACGGTACTAAGGTCAATTTTGAAGGCCAAGTATCTGTTAAGCTTGGCGGTGGCGGTGTCAATGCCGTTATCGAATTCACACTTAAGATTGCATTGCAGTCTGAATTGACATTCGTTGATGGAATTGGAGGTTAATTAAATGGCGTTAAAATACACAACTTGGAAAGTTACTGACGAAAAAGAGTTGAAGCTGCGTTTGACATCTCATCAAGCTGCAACTGTGGAAGAAAAAATCGGCATGAACTTGCTAAAGATTTTCATGCCTGAAGCTGGCGAAGAGTTCACTTTACCGCCTTTGAAAGTTATGCTGTTGTTAGTTCATGGAGCCTTGCAGCAGTATGAACATGGGTATTCCTTTGAGGATGTCTATGATCTATACGATGAATACGTGGATAACGGTGGAGACCAAACAACCTTCATGACAGAGGTCTTAATGCCACTATTTGAAGTATCGGGTTTTACTCCACGAGGAAGCAAGGACAAGAAAACTTCCAACAAGAAGAAAATGACAGTAGTCGAGTAATTTTAACGGTAACGCAGATTATTGAGAGGCTTTACCCTATGTTTTTGGACATTGGGGGTAAGCCTCTTGATTTTTGGGATTTGACCGTGCTTGAAATCAGAGAAATGATTGAGAGCTATAACCGTGTCAAAGCCCAAGAGCGTAAAGAAAAGATTATTGACTCTTATAGACTTTCGCAGATGATATCCAACCAAGTTTCCTTATTGTTATCGAAGGATGCCAAGGTCTTTGAGTTCTGGGAATATGCGCCTGAGTTGTTTGTAGAAGAACAACAAGCTGTAGAACAGGAACGACAGAGACAAGCGCTTTTGTTGCACAAGGAACGGATGCGTGAATTTGCAGAGAGACACAATCGAAAAAGGAAGGAGGAAATGAATGGCAACTCTTGACGAATTGAAAGTCATGATTGACGCTGAGATAGCGCCTTTCAGGAAGAAGATGAAAGAAGTCGAGAATCAGGTCAAGGGGACATCTGATCAAGTGAAGAATGCCACTGCCAAAGTTCGTGAACAGTCGAACTCTATCAGTAGTGCGTTTGGCAAACTAGCCAAGTTCGCTGGTTTTGCAATCCTTGGTAAGAAATTGCTTGATGTTGGGATGTATTCAGCACAGACAGCTCTTGAAGTATCAGCGGCTATGAACCAAATCAAGCGGCAGATGGGTGAGAGTTCGCAATCTTTCTTAAAATGGGTTAACGATAACGCCAATGCTATGAATATGGGTGTGGGTGAGGCTACCAACTACGGTGCAGTCTACTCAAACCTATTTTCTGGATTTATCAAAGATACTAACAAGCTAAGTGCTTATACCGCTAAGATGTTGCAAACATCGGCAGTTGTTGCTGAAGGTTCAGGGCGCACGATTACAGACGTTATGGAACGGATTCGCTCAGGTTTGCTAGGGAACACGGAAGCAATTGAGGATCTAGGAATCAACGTCAATGTGGCTATGATTGAGTCCACTGAAGCTTTTAAGAAGTTCGCAAACGGACAGAGCTGGCAACAATTAGACTACCAAACCCAGCAACAAATCCGTCTTATGGCTATTTTGGAACAGGCTACGGCAAAGTATGGAGATACCTTGTCCAACTCAGTCAACGGTAGTATCAGCCTGTTTAAGTCTCTGATGAAAGATAGTGCATTGAACCTTGGTAACTCTATGTTACCAATTATCAATGCCATTATGCCTGTTTTGAACTCTTTTGCTATGGTTTTGAAGAACGTGACTGCTAAACTCGCTGAGTTTATCGCTTTGATGTTCAATAAGAAGGCTACGGTAAAAGACGGCGCTGCAGGAGCAATCAGCAACGTAGGAAACGCCATGCAAGACGCTGCAGGAGGTGCAGATGATTTAGGAAACGCAATCGGAGACGCAGGGGACTCAGCAGGAGGACTTGCTGATAATCTTGGAGACTCAGCCAAAAACGCTAAGAAGGCCGCTAAAGAATTGCTAGGTCTTATAGGATTTGATGAGATTAATATCTTACAAAAGCCAAAAGACGACTCTGCAGGCGGTTCTGGC